TTATCGAATACCTCGGTTTACAGGAAACGGTAAATCAGGCTTCTGGCGCATTACAGAAAAACCAGAACGGCGCAGATATTCCGGGGAAAGATACCTTCACCAAAAATATTGGTGCCTGCCGCGCATATAGCTCATGGCTGAATATTGGTGGCGATAGTCAGGTCTGGACAACCGCGCAATTTATTTCGTGGCTGGAGAGTCAGGGAGCATTTAACCATCCTTACTGGATGTGCAAAGGCTCATGGGCTTATGCAAATAATAAGGTCATTACAGATACAGGTTGCGGAAATATTTGTCTTGCAGGTGCTGTGGTGGAAGTTATTGGCACTCGCGGCGCAATGACCATACGCGTTACCACGCCGAGCACGTCCAGCGGTGGCGGAATTACTAACGCTCAATTCACTTATATTAATCATGGTGATGCTTACGCTCCTGGCTGGCGACGAGACTACAACACGAAAAATCAACAACCTGCATTTGCTTTAGGGCAAACAGGAAGCACTGTCGGAAATGATAAAGCTGTTGGCTGGAACTGGAATAGCGGGGTCTATAACGCAAACATTGGTGGCGCATCGACATTAATCCTCCACTTCAATATGAATACGGGGAGCTGCCCTGCTGTACAGTTCCGCGTGAATTACAGGAACGGCGGTATTTTTTATCGTTCAGCGCGTGATGGTTATGGCTTTGAAGCTGACTGGTCAGAGTTTTACACCACAACCCGCAAACCCTCTGCGGGAGATGTTGGTGCATATACGCAGGCAGAATGTAACTCAAGGTTTATTACAGGTATTCGCCTTGGTGGTCTGTTATCTGTTCAGACATGGAATGGTCCCGGATGGTCTGACAGGTCAGGTTATGTTGTTACCGGTTCCGTTAACTCAAACAGAGATGAACTAATTGATACAACTCAGGCAAGGCCAATTCAGTATTGCATTAATGGGACGTGGTATAACGCGGGGAGTATTTAACGATGATGCACTTAAAAAACATTTCTGCTGGTAATCCTGAAACAAAAGAGCAATACCAGCTAACGAAACAATTTAACATCAAATGGCTTTATACAGAGGATGGGAAAAACTGGTATGAGGAACAAAAGAACTTTCAGCCTGATACGTTGAAAATGGTCTATGACCACAACGGCGTTATTATTTGTATTGAAAAGGATGTTTCAGCAATTAATCCGGAAGGCGCAAGCGTCGTTGAGGTTCCTGATATTACAGCAAATCGCCGGGCTGATATTTCAGGTAAATGGATGTTCAAAGATGGCGTAGTGATAAAGCGAACTTATACCGGGGAAGAGCAGAGGCAACAAGCGGAAAATGAAAAGCAAAGCCTGCTACAGCTCGTCAGGGATAAAACCCAGCTATGGGACTCACAGCTACGGCTGGGCATTATTTCCGACGAGAATAAACAAAAATTAACCGAGTGGATGCTCTATGCGCAGAAGGTCGAATCCACAGACACCTCCAGCCTGCCAGTAACGTTTCCCGAACAACCAGAATGAGAGAAGGCCCGCTATCGGGCCTTAATTTTTATTCAGGCTTTTGTGGCCATTCAGGATTTGCCGTATCCACACGGCTGACCAGAACACTGTAGCGTTCCCATGCTTCCAGTCGTGTGCGTTCCTCGTCCGTCGCCATATTCAGCCTGACAGCGCGTTCCAGCGGCTGGATGACTGATTCAGCTTCGGAAAGCAATGCGGCCTTTTGTGATTCGGCCTGTTGTTGCAGTTCCTGTTCTGTATATTCCCTCTTTACTACTTTACCATCCAGAAACATCCATTTTCCGTTATTGTCTGCGTGACGATTTGCCGTAATATCAGGAACTTCAACTATGCTTAGCCCTTCAGGATTAATAGTTGAAACGTCTTTACTGACAGCAACGATGATGTTGTTCTCATCGTAAGCAATTTTTATGGTGTCTGGCTGAAAATTCTTTTGTTCCTCATACCAGTTTTTGCCATCTTCGCAAAAGAGCCATACCACGCCCGCTTTTTTAGTTAGCTGGTATTGTTCCGGTGTTTTCGGATTCCCGGCCTTAATATTTTTCAGGTGCATCATCTTAAACACTCCCCACGTTGTACCATATTCCCCCAATCAATTTCTGAATTGGCCTTCTGGCAACAGTGTCGACAATATCATCCGCATTGCTGTTAATTGCGGCTGTTAAAACATAACCTGACGCATCGCCAAAGCCGTAGTCGCGCCATACGTTTTTATATTCAATGCTGCCAAGACGAATATCCCGAACGACATGATTATGCAGCCATGTGCTTAACCAGTTGTTTTCCCACACTGAACCATAAATATCGCCACTAGACGCAACTTGCGCACCACTTCCCAGCGCAAATCCCCCATCTGTTTTAAAAATGAAATCACCACCACCATCTGAACCGTTATTAATATGAACACCATCACCACCGTTATCTTTCCACAAAAACATACGAATTCTTCCGTCTTCGTTGGCGAATGTAATGTGGTGGCGGTAATTACTTTTTAATCTAAAATTGCTGCCATTAGATTCAATATCTTTATAAAGATGTAATCCTAACTCATCAATATGTCCGATGCGCGAACCATTTGAATAGAAGCTAATAATACCATCTCCATCTTGCCTAAATCCGGTGTCGTTATCTCCCAGAACAATGGAGTTTTCACCCAGTGCGTTATCAGTAGCTCCAATAGCTAGACCTCCTTTAATTTTGGCCCCGTGGCTGACAGATATAGCACCTGTTCTCAGATTTATAGCGAATGGCCTTAATGGGCCGATATTACCGTTTTCGCCTTGTCCTTCAGCCGTCGGAATGAAATGAAGAAAATCTTCTGAACGACGGAAAATTAGACCGAAGGTATCATTGAAAATTCGCAGCGCATTCACCGTGCCAATTTTCAGTTCTCCGGTCATTTTATCGCCGGAACGCTGAACGGCGTTACCAGCCTTGTTTACCGTTTCCTGTAAACCGAGGTATTCGATAACGGCAGCAACGGTCGATTTCGCAAGAATATCCCGCCCGACTTTTGTCAGGGTTGCCAGGCTGGCGACATCATTCCCCGTAAAATACGGAAACTTGCCTGCCGCAGTAGTAAGTCCGGCCAGCGCCGTCAGGGTGGCATCTTTCGGTTGCTTACCCGCAAGCGNGTGATAAAGCGAACTTATACCGGGGAAGAGCAGAGGCAACAAGCGGAAAATGAAAAGCAAAGCCTGCTACAGCTCGTCAGGGATAAAACCCAGCTATGGGACTCACAGCTACGGCTGGGCATTATTTCCGACGAGAATAAACAAAAATTAACCGAGTGGATGCTCTATGCGCAGAAGGTCGAATCCACAGACACCTCCAGCCTGCCAGTAACGTTTCCCGAACAACCAGAATGAAACAAGGCCCGATATCGGGCCTTAATTTTTACTCAGGCTTTTGTGGCCATTCTGGCTTTGCCGTATCCACACGGCTGACCAGAACACTGTAGCGTTCCCATGCTTCCAGTCGTGTGCGTTCCTCGTCCGTCGCCATATTCAGCCTGACAGCGCGTTCCAGCGGCTGGATGACTGATTCAGCTTCGGAAAGCAATGCGGCCTTTTGTGATTCGGCCTGTTGTTGCTGTTCGTCAGCCGTATAAATCCGTTTAACCACAGCTCCGTCCTTAAACATCCACTTACCGGAATCATCAGCACGACGATTAGCTGTAATATCAGGAACCTCAACGACGCTATAACCTTCAGGGTTAAGCGTGGAGGCATCTTTGGTGATGGCGACAATAATATTATTTGCATCGTAAACAATCTTTATTGTGTCTGGCTGAAAGTTCTTCACTTCCTCATACCAGTTTTTTCCGTCCTCAGAGTAAAGCCAGATGACTCCGTGCTTCTTTGTTAACTCATACTGCTCCACTGTTTTAGCATTACCTGCTTTTATGTTCTTTAAGTGCATCATATTAAATACTCGCCACATTATACCAAGTGCCATTTATATACTTTTGCACTGGCCTGTAATGAACGCCTGCAATATTATCGGCAGAGTTTTTTCCGGTATCCTGTACGTTAATCCCCGTCAGTACATAGCCTGACGGGCACTGAAAATTCCATGTTTGCCAGTTGTTCACTCCATAATATTGCTGTGAACCAAGTCGAACATCTTTCACATATCTGGAATCAAAATTGCCATAGTTGCCGGGAATAACTTGCGAGCCGCAAAGCCAGTTCCCGTTATTATCCATGTACGCCTGACCATCGGTGCCATTGGCTGTCCTTGAGTTATTAATCATGTAGATGCCAAATTGCTTATTTCCCAGACCGCCAATCATAAATTTGCGGTCGGCATGGTCCTGACGGAGCAAAGCCTGAGCACCATCAGTGGATACCGCATTACGTCCCAAAATAACATTCTGGTCACGCATATGAATCCACATGCCGGTACTACTGTTAATTGCAAAACGGTTTGCAAATATATCCCCTGTAACATCAAGACCATGCCCCATGCTTATCCGGCCAGTTCTGAGATTAAGCGTAAAGGGGCGTAGTGGCCCTATATTACCATTTTCCCCTTCATTCTCTCGTGTAGGGATGATATGCAGGCATTCTTCAGAACGACGAAAAATGGCACCAAAAGATGAATTAAATATCCTCAGTGCATTGACTGTCGATATTTTCACTTCACTGCTGAAAAGGGCTTCAACAAGAACAGACAAAGCATTCCATTTAAGATTCATCAGGTCTTTAGGCCGGGTGCCAATGATGCGGTGTCTCCATTTGAAATATTCATTGCCGTTGTTGCCTGTTTCAAACCACATGTAGGAATCGGTGTCTGCATCCGAATTATTTTTAAACCCAATCTTTGCCCAGTCAGTATTTCGAATCCAGGCAAGGATTGAGTCGTTTTCAAAAGTAAGTCCACCGGACAACGTATCGCCATTTTTTTGCACGGCGTTACCAGCCTTGTTTACCGTTTCCTGTAAACCGAGGTTTTAGATAATGGCCGTTTCCGGCCTGCATGGCATGATTTGCGCTTTTGGACGGGAGATTCAGCGTGCTGATTGGCTATGTAAGGGTATCAACAAATGACCAGAATACAGACCTGCAACGAAACGCTCTTGTTTGTGCAGGATGTGAACAAATATTTGAAGATAAATTAAGCGGGACAAAGACAGACCGACCGGGATTAAAACGCGCTTTAAAGCGCCTTCAAAAAGGTGACACGCTGGTTGTCTGGAAACTGGATCGCCTCGGGCGAAGCATGAAACATCTGATTTCTCTCGTCGGGGAACTACGGGAGCGAGGAATTAATTTTCGCAGTCTGACCGACAGCATAGATACATCTTCTCCAATGGGGCGTTTTTTCTTCCACGTGATGGGTGCCCTGGCTGAAATGGAACGTGAATTAATTGTTGAACGTACACTGGCCGGACTGGCGGCAGCACGCGCACGGGGGCGCACAGGCGGACGTCGACCGAAGCTGACAAAAGAACAGCATGAGCAAATAGCAAGGCTGATCAAAAACGGGCACGACAGAAAACAACTGGCAATAATTTACGGCATTGGTATATCGACGATTTATCGTTACCACCCCGCAGGAGAATCAATCGGAACAATAGAGAAGAGTCAGGAAACAAAATAACCGCTAATCTGACCATTAGCGGTTTTTGTGTTAAATCAGAACAACCCTTTAACTGAACTGGCCGCGCTGTTAAGGGATGATGTTACCTTATCTTTGAAGCCGGACAGCATATCGCTGAACGATGAGGATTGCAGGCGCTCCCGCAAATCCTCATCACAGCGTTCAAGAGTCAGTGAAAATTCTATCTTTTTCGCCTTACCGTAGCGATCAAACTCGGAGCGGGTCGTATTCGTTTCGGTCAGGACATACATGCCGTAAATCTGCCCGACGCCATCAATCAGAGGCCAGGGTCGTCCTGTATACGCCTGCGTGGTCAGCAGCGACAGCGACACTTCGCCACCTGTAATTTCAGGATAAAGCACACCAGAAAGAACGATGCGCTCATCACCTGCACCGATATACTGCCAGCTTGCCGAACGGTTAACGCGTTCATTTTTCACATGCCGCCAGCTTTTGTTTTGCTGTAACTGCTGATGCGGCAATGTACGCAGCTCAAAAACAAACATGCCGTAGATCATCATCATGGCCATGACTCCTCAATCTTTATCGTAAAAACTGCCACGCCCGGCACGGGCGCGCCGTTCCATTTCTGCCCTGACCATTTCACCGACCAGTTTCGCCAGTTCGCGGGGATTCTGCGTAACAACGTTATGCAGATGAACATGAATTTCACCACCAAATCCGGAGGCAACAGGCTCCCGGTTACGGGAAGTTACAGGAACTGATGCCACTGGAGAGCGTATGGCCTCCGCCACCGGGCGGGAGCTGGCCGCAACAACAGGGACCAGCGCCGGAGGCAGCGGAGCCGGGACCACGGGTGTGATATTAATTGCGGGGGCAGGCTTACTGACCTGCGCAATCTTCCGCTCCTGCCACTCCCCACGAACAGCAAGTGCGCGGGGCAGGTTCTTAAAGACAATATCGCCGGGGCCAATGCGTTTTTTCGTCTCATCAACCAGCTTACCTGTGTTATCAGCAATTTTGCTGAGTCTGCGTAGCGTCCCGGTATTGCTGTCTGTGAGCGGTTTGTTGTCTTTGGGTTTATCACCTCCGGTGCCATTGCCATTTTCCACAGGCTTCGGCGGATTGATTTTCGCCAGGTCCCCCTGAAGCAAGGCAACCTTGTCCTGAAGAATGGCCGCACGCTGTGCGTCTTCGATTTTCTTGCGCGCCCTTTCCGCTTCATCCGGAAGGACGCCAAGTTTTTCAAGTATCCACGCCAGCGTATCCAGTAGCATTTTTGCAGGTGTCAGAACAAGTTGTAACGCACCGCCAAGAACGTTACCGAATATCTCGCCAGCACTGGCACATTTATCCAGCGTTTCCTTGCTGGACTCCATCGGTGACAGCAGCGATTTAAACCAGTTAAAGACCTGAATAATCCCATCGCGCACGACATCAAAAACAGGGCCAAACCGTTCAAAGGTTTCGCGCAACGGGGTCAGCCTTTCCATAATCCCGCTGAACACCCCGGCAAAAAATGCCCTGATGGGATCCCAGTATTTCCAGATAAGAACGGCAGCTCCGGCAAGCGCAGCCACGATAAGACTAACCGGACTGAACAGCGCCCCGATAGCGCCACCAAGTAAAGAAACGGAACCCGTCACCATTCCCCATAATGCAGGCAGAACCCTGACAACATTCATTGATTCGGTCAGGAGAGAAAAACCGAGACGCAACGTAGCCAGCTTCCCGTGAAGCACCCCAATAACCAGAGACAACGAACCAACCGTTGCTGTTGTCGCCAGCAGTGCGCCTCCCGCTATCAGTAACTGGCGCGTCAGTGCCGGGTGGGCCTGCGCCAGCGCCGTCACCTTTGAGACAACCCGCGTGAGCCACTGCGTGACAGAACGCAGCGGACCGTCAACCAGATCACTGATGCGAATACGCAGACCTTCCCATGCACTGCCGAGTGATTTCAGGTTGCCATCAAGGTTATTGGCCATAACCTTTGCCGTGCGTTCTGCCTCACCGCGCGCGCCTTCAAGTTCTTTTCTCAGTTTGGCTAAGAAGCCGTCACCTGCCGCATCAACGAGGCCCATAAATGATGTGAAAGCCTCTTCTCCGGCAATGTCCTTAAAGAACGATACCCGGTCAACCTCCCCGTATTTGCGGGTGGCTTTATAGAGATCGGCCAGCACATTCTCCATCGGGCGCATTTTGCCTTTGGCGTCAGCAACTGACACCCCCAGCTCTTTCAGTGCTTCTGCCGCTGCCTTTGGCGGTGATGACAGATTGGCCAGGCTTTTACGCAACGCTGTACCTGCATCACTCCCCCTGATACCCATCTTCGCCAGCACGCCCGCCATCGCTGCGGCCTGCTCCAGCGATATTCCCAGCTTACCCGCCACCGGACCTGCATATTTCATGGTTTCGCCCAGTGCGCGAAGGTCAGTGTTGGTACGGGTAAACGCTGCGGTAAGTGTGTCACCGACCCGGTCCATCTGGTCAGCAGAGAGGCCGAACTGCGTCAGGATATTGGAACCAATATCCGCCGTCTCGCCGAGGTCCATACCGCCAGCCGTTGCCATGCTCAGCACGCCGGGAAGCGCAGCCTGAATGGCCTGCGGTGTGAAACCAGCCATTGCAAGAAATGCCTGTCCACTGGCGGCATCGCCTGCGGTGAACTGCGTTTCAGAGCCAAGTTTTAACGCCTGCTCACGCAGCGCCTTAAACTGCGGGCTGTTTTTATCGATTCGCGTCAGTGCCTGAACACGGGACATCTCTTTCCCGAACCCGATAGCGGGCTGCAAAAAACGCCCGGCAGCATAGCCGCCCGCTGCCGCCGCACCTGTTGCCAGCGCACCACCTGTTTTCAGTTTTCCCGCTGTTTCCTGCGCGCGTGAATACCGCTCACGCGCCTGCGTTACACGCGCAAGCGCCCGCCGTTCGCGTTCAAGCTGGTTGTTGTATTGTCCGGTGCGTCTGATGGCCTGCTGGATGGTGTTATCGCTGCCTGTCAGGGAAATGCCGTGGCGTTTCAGCTCTCCGCCAAGTTCCCGCATTTTCTGAATTTCCCGTGTGCGCGATTCATTCAGGCGTTCAAGCCGGGTGCTTAACTGCTGCATCAGCTTTTGTTGTTTTTCGCTGAGCACTGTACCCGTGCGTTGTAACTGATTAAGGGCGTTAAGCTGGCGTCGTGCTTTCACGATGCCCGCATCCGCTTTACTGACAGCGTCACGGGCGCGCTCAAATGAACGCGCCTGACGCTCGAGATTTTTGATCGCCCCCTGCGTTCGCTGGATGGAGTCACCAAACTGCCCCATCAGGCGGCGGGCGTTTTCGGCAGGCCGGGTCAGCCTGTCAACGGCGCTGAAAGCGACCCGGATATCAAGAGTCTTCATTGTCTGCATTCCCGCTGCGAAGTGCCGCCCGCTCACGCCAGCTAACCACTTCGCCGGGCGTCATCATGAAGATTTCGGCGGGCGACCAGTTAAAAATGGCGGCAATATCCGCCACAAAGTCTTCTATGTGCTCAAAGCACACAACCGTGATCAGGCTTCCGTCGCCTGTTCGTTCTTCTCGCCAGAGTCCGCACCGCTCAAAAAATTTACGGCAACCACACATAACTGAATAAAGTCACGGGATGCCATTTTTTTGATCGTCACTTCATCCAGTCGCGGTGATGTCACGCGTGACAGCAGCGTAAACATGGATTCCGCTTTCAAATTCAGCACATCAGACAGCGACAAATCTCGCAGAGATCCAGCCTGCTCAATAGCCCCGGTGATCTCCACATACGTGATTTTTTCGCCGCCTCGCTCAATTGGTTGGGTAAGTTTTACGCCACGCTCACTGGTTTCTTTCACAGTGTCAGCAACGACCGTGTTTTCGGTATCGATGTTTTTCGTCTCTTTCATCAGGAAACTCCTTTCAGTCAGAGGCGACGCACTGCGCCGCCTGCATATTACTTATCAGCCAAGCCCGAGCGCGGAACGGATGCGATCGGGCACAATGTCCCTGCCGTCCTTCCGGTAAATGAAGTTCAGCAGGTCAATCTCCCACAACGGGCGATCGTTAACACTCAGCTTGTAGTAGGTGTTTTTAATGGCGTAAGTGTGTGATGTGGCTTCGCCCTGTTTGGCTTCCCCCATATCAATTTCCGTCACACGTCCGCGCATTTCGACTTCATACAGGTCGCTTTCAGCGTCGGTGTAGTATTCACCCGCAAAACGCAGCAGCGTACCGTCAATCGTGCCGCCATACTTAAGGAACAGCTCACGAACTGCGCCCCCCATGACAAAGCTCGCATCAAGCGCGGAGTCATCCAGGCCGAGATCAATACTTACCGCTCCCATCATGCCACCACCCCGGTAGCTGTCGGTTTTGCGCGTCAGCTTAGGCAGAGTGACGGACGTCACCTTACCCACTTCGTTTTCACCATCCACAAACAGCGTAAAAAAGCGAAGATGTTTTGGTACAGCCATCAGGCACCTCCCAGCACCGCAAATGCGGGACCAAAGAATTCATCAGTAAACGACTGGTAAAGCTCCATGTCTTCCAGCGGGGGAACAGGCGTATATTTGTAGCGAATACGCACGCGCCCCTGACGTAAATTCGTGGTGCCGTTATCCACCACGTCATACCAGCACGACGCCCCAATCAGTTTCCCGGCAGTAACCAGTGAATCCAGTTTTGCCCTGATGGCACCGATAACATCCTTCACGTTCGCAGGCGTCAGTGGACTGTCGATGGTTTCAAACTGCGCTTCCGCAATTGAATCAGCCAGCACCTGTGCGGTTCGGGTATACACCTCAAAGATGTAGGCGTTCGTTTCCGGTGTGCGGTTGCCCCAGAAGCGGAACCCGTTGCGACGAATAATGGTCGTGATTTCTTTGTTGTTGAGGCTGTTGGCATCACTGTCTTCGGCCTGCAACGACCAGAACACATGCCTGGACATCCCCAGCACATTTTTAACCGGAACGTTGGACAGCGATTTGTGCCAGCCCTGCTCATGGTCAATGTACGCACGAAGGCCGCACGCATAGGCAGGCGCGGGGAACGTTTCGTTTTTGCCACTTTTCGGGTTGTAGGCGATGAAGTCCGGCCATAAGAGCATCACCTCACGTTCGTTGAATTTCTGGCGGTAGGTAATTGCCTCAGCCATCGTGTTACAGTCATGACATGAGGCATACACAAACGCGCGCAGTTTACCCGCAATCACGCACAGGGATTTTGTCACCGCCTCCGTGTCCAGCTCCGGCGCGGCCAGAATACGCGGACGGTATCCGATGCTTTCATCCTGCTCTGCAACAAGCAGCGCATACATCCCCGTATAGCTGCCGTCAGATTCAGAACCACCGATAACCAGTTGATCCTGCGTTTTTCCGTCTTCTTCTTTGTGTTCAGCCACGCGAACGACGATCACCTTTGTGCTCACCTGGTCTGCGATGGCCTTAAGCGCACGATAAAGCGTCCCCGTTGTTCCGCATTTTCCCAGCACGTCATTGACGCGGGGCAGCAGTGTGGGCTTGTTCAGCGGGAACAGCTCCGCGTCCGCATCATCCGCCGTTGCCACGATACCGATAACGCTGGAATCAACATCGTTAATCGCTGTTACCAGGTCGGTATTTTCCGTAACACGGGCACCATGAAAACGAGTTTCACTCATAGCTTCAACCCCTTGTATCCGTTAAATGATTCGGCAACAATCATCACCCACCACGCGCGTAATCTCACCCCTGCGCCATTCTCCCGCCACGGCGACAACAAAAAGCAGTAACCCCCTCCGCACGCACATGCGACCATGCCACACAGGGAGGGAGCAGATGACCGACACCACCATGCAATTGCTCAGTCAGGGCACAGACCCCGTGAAAATGCCGGATTTTGATATTCTCGCGGAGGGTAAAACGCTGTCAGGCGTGGCAGAGCGCCTGATGAGCCTGTCACTGACCGACAACCGGGGATTTGAGGCGGACCAGCTCACCATCACGCTGGATGATGCGGATGGTCAGTTGCAGCTACCGCCACGGGGCGCGCGCCTGACGGTTCTCATTGGCTGGAAGGGAGAACCGCTGACAGAAAAAGGCACTTACATTGTTGATGAAATCGCTCACGAAGGACCGCCGGACAGGCTGACTGTTTCAGCCAGAAGCGCAGATTTTCGGGCTGAATTTAACGTTAAACGTGAGGTGTCCTGGCATGATGTGACCGTTGAGCGTGTGGTATCCGCCATCGCTCATCGGTATGGTCTGAAACCGCAAATCAGCGAAATGCTGATGGATATCGAAATCGACCACGCCGACCAGACCGAAGAAAGCGACATGTCCTTCCTTACGCGCATGGCGGAAATGCTGGGCGCAATCACCACGGTAAAAAGCGGTAATCTGTTATTCATCATGCCCGGTGGTGGCGTGAACGCACAGGGCCAGCCGTTGCCCTCGTTCGCCATCACACGCAGCAGCGGCGATCGCCATCAGTTCCGCATTGCTGACCGCGAAGCGTATACGGGGGTACGCGCTTACTGGCTTGATCTTAATTACGGGAAAAAGAAAAAAGTCAGCGTGAAACGCCGCAAACCGTCAAAACCAAAAAAGGAGAAAAGCAGCAGCCGGGAAGGCGACTATATGGAAGGTGCGGAAGGCAACGTGTTTGTGTTACGCAAAACTTATCAGAACGAGCAGGCAGCAAGACGTGCAGCGGCGGCAAAGTGGCAGCAGCTACAACGCGGAGCCGCATCATTCTCCATCACACTGGCGCATGGACGTGCAGAACTCTACCCCGAAATGCATGGCACGGTAACAGGATTTAAAAGCGAGATTGATAATCAGGACTGGATTATTGCAAAAGCCGAGCACACCATTGATAACAGCGGCTTTACCACGCAGCTTGAGCTTGAGGCAAAAATCCCGGAATGGATAGCAGAAACAGAGTGAGCAACTTAAATGTATTAACTCAGAACGGATCAACACACTCACAACATAGAGTCAATATAGCTGCTCGCTTTGTTCCAGCAAGGATGCCTATTTCTAAGGAAAAACAGAGCAGAAACATATGGTGTTTTCCTACCTGACATCAGGGGTGGTAGACTGGCCCCCTGAATCTCCAGACAACCAGTATCACTTA